TTATTGCCCTCATGGCCGCCTTTGTCTCATAGGGGTACAGGGTAACAGCGCAATCGTTGATGGCAAACGTTGTGTCCCCGGTAAAGGTGGCCTCGTACACTCCTCCCGTAGTCGCCGGAACGTTAGGGGACTCTGGCGATGGAGGGGTTACGTCTAAACGGAATCTCCATGTTTTAGTTGATTCAAAATGTGAGGTAATTGTCCCTGCCCAGACTGCATTCCAAAGTATTGTAGAGCTTGGGGTGGTCGCGGTAGAACCATTTATCACCAGGGTGTCGCTCACCTTTGAGGACACGTCAACTTGTTCGATTCTAAAGTTCTCCTTGTTGGAGAACCACACCTGGGACCCAGGAGCGGTTTCCCCAGAAGGGTCGTCATCCCCGTCGGTCCCGCTCAGTGTGGCCCCGTCCGAAAACCCAAAGATTGTTTTTAGAAAATCATCGGTTGCAGTGGACGGAGAAATGTCTGGAGAAATGTAGTTTGTGGACGTAAAAGTTAGGGCAACCGTTGGCGTGTAGTATTGATTGAATACCGCCATGTAGTCTATGCCTCGGAACGTGGTCTCGTTTTCACCCACCTCGGCGTCATCTAGTATCCCTGCTCCAACCCACCTATACTCGTTTCCCTCGACGTCATACCTATGGATCTCGTAGTGCCGAAGAAGGGGAACGCAGTCCAAAATAAGCGGGTGGTTGTTCGGGAGAACCCAGTACGCCTCTCCTACCTCATTAGCCCTCTCTGATACGCCAACCTCGATAGGATCGTATATAGCAGAGGCAACAGAGCCCCGCCACCCCGTGGAGGTGTCGAGGCTGTACAGGATGATCCGGAACTTGCCGGTAGCAAGGCTCACAGCCAGGCCTCTCGGTAGATTATAGACCCGCCAGACGCGCTTCCACTCAGGACAACGCTTGAGCCCGAATATATGGCTCCAAAGCCGGTCATGAGAACCTCATTGAATTTTCCCTGCGATATGGTCCCGGTCGCCGAACCTATTCTGAGGGTTGCCCGGCCGTGGTCGATGTAGTAGCTAGTTCCCGATGAAAGGCCGATAAGAGAAACTGTCTTGCCACCAAGGGTGTAGGAGGCGCTGGTGCCGGAAGCTGTAACAATTACCGTAGGGTAATACTTATAGTTCCCGGTGTACGGAACGGTTGTCGTCCCTACCGATATTGAAACGGTAGACTCCGAAACAGAAATCTTTCTCGGGTCCTTGGAAATAAAGGGAAGTTGCGTGTTGGTTGCAAACCCCTTGGCAGACGTGCCAATGGACTGGTTCTTGGTAACCCCTATGGCAGGAGTAGCAGTCGGCCTGACCAACATGTATACCTGCTTAGTGGTAGCTCCAGTCGGGGAATAGAACCTTAGCTGCCTAAACCCGTCATCCGTTACAAATGAGTCCGGGTACGGGTCCATAGATCCGCTGAGAGTGTCTATCTTGTCCCAGAAATTTCCAATAGTGCTTCCGTAAACGGATACAACCAGCGTGACGTTTCTCGGGCCAAGGAAGGCTTCTGCGCCTCTAATCCCGTCCCTTTGCGCTTCTTCCACTGTGTATCCCCGGACACCGGACGCCCCAATGTTCGCGCCGTCAACGGCGTAACCGGATAGCGGGGTTGCAGGGCCAATGGCCGAGGTGATCGTATTGATTTCCAGGAACGTAGCAGATGCAGTCTGCAGGCTGATGGGCTGGTTAAAATCCATTTATGCCACCCGGCGCATGCGTCGGATTCGGCGTAGTTCGTCCTTCCATCGCTGCCTGGCGCTAAAGGCAAGCTGGTTCATGCCGATTGGGGTTACGTCAGTTGCGCCAGAGGATACCTGCCACTGCTGGAATGAAGCTCGGTCGCCAACGAGTCGGTATAGAGCCTCCGACTGGACGAATACTTTTACGGCATTTTCCGCTGAGGCATCTAGGTCTACTGTAACAGCAGATGCAGACACGCCTGATGCGCAGATGTTGTATGTTCCATATCCGTAGACTCGAAGAACTGAGGGGGAGGCTATTGTGTACCCAGGCGGGAAGTACAGCACCCCTCCATGGATCTCCCATCCGGAGTTAGCTCCCTCACCACTTGACGTGACGATGCTTTCTAGGTACCCAGTGCGGCTTCCGATTGAGCCTCCGAAGACGTCTATTCGGAATATTGTCAAGAACCGGTCGCCACCGGCAGTGTTTGTCGTAGTCGATATATCTACCGTCTTCAGTCCATTCGAGATCAAAGGAGAAGTGTAGTTGTACTCCTTGACAATCTCCTTGGGGTACACTCCCTCTACGTGCTGAACCCCAAGGTTTATCAGAGACTTGATCTCCGCCTCCGACCAGGTCAGGGCGTTCGGGTCGCGAAGATCCGACTGGATATCGTCTATGAGATTTTGGAATGTCGCCATCAATCTTCCTTCTTTCGTAGGCCATAGTTCGGGTGCTCAGCGGCCCAGCGGAACACCTCGGCCCACTCCTGGGCCCTTTCCTTGTAGTCGTACTCCTTCAAAATGCGCTCCTTCGCTGCTCCGGCAAGCTGTTCCCTTAGGTCCTTGCTTTCCACCAGCGACTTCATTGCGCTGTACCATTCTGATCTTGTCGATGCCAGCATTCCGTCCACGCCATGTCGGACCATACTGTAGGGTGACTCCCCGTACTTGAACTTCTGTCCAACGAATGCTGCTCCAACCATTGTGTACTCAAGCCAGTGAAGCTCTGACTTGTTCCTGTCGAAATCGTCGCCGACCAACGGTGCTATCCCTATGTCTGGGTAGCTTCTTGTGAGAGTTTCCGCAAAGCCCCGGATGTTCTCAACGTAGTGGTATGCTTCGTCAAAGAACGGAGCGATCACGTGTTCCGTGCCAGGGTTAACCCCAATGAACACATTCCAGAGCTTCTTGACAGGGCTGCGCAACTCCTCGATGGATTTTCCGCAGTAACCCCCTACAAACCTCTTTTTTGCGTGGTCGTATTCTCCGCCGTAGTCTCGCATTCGCACCGTGCTTCCATAGTAGACCACACGCGGAAGATCGCCACTGATGTCAGGACGGCTATGCTCAGTAGTATAAATCGACGGATCAATTGCATTTCTTATTATCCTAACGCTGTCATTGAATTTGCCATAGTAATCTGCTATCGGCTTTGTGCTTGTAGTGATGACGTCTGCACGTTTAGCCATTCTCTCGATAAGCGGCCACTCCTGGACCACGTCCGGGAAGTAGCCATTCCACGGCTTTATGAAGAAGTGATTGTCGTCTGTTTCGTATATGATTCCCTTGTTGTGGGACCGGCTCTCAAAGGCCGGCCAGGTCATCTCCGTGATACCGTCTCGAAGATCCATCTTGTGTGGGTGGGACCTTATGACCTCGCCGTCCTTACTTGCCAGTCCGCACGTAGTGCATTTGGCAGAGCAGTTATAGTATCGGCGGAACATAATCACGTCCGCCCAGTCGATATCCTTTGTGTCGATCTTGAGAAGTCCCTTAGTCATCGCCTCGTCCTGGCTCATGCCCGCCGCCAGGGGATGGGAAACGAACTCTACCTTGTCGATATGCCGCATCTCGATTCCAAGCTTCTTAAGCTCCTCATCGAACATGTGGCCACGAAAATATGCGCAAGGGCCCTGCTCGGCAGTCCCCCAAACTAAGACCTTGACAGTATCAGCCATATCGGTTATCCTTCCATGGCTGGGTGTAGAGGGGCTCCGACGGCCAACTTGCGGTACAACCGCCGGAGCCCCACTCAGCTAACTATGCTGTTACTAGACAGCGACTGTAGCCTGAGTCTTCAGGATGCGGTAGCGAGCGCCTGCCTCGTCGAGGAGGAGCGAGCCGAATCGCATCTTGTAGCCGACCAACGCCTTCTGGGCGAGTGGGTCGGTGTGGTCGCCACCTGGCGCCACGAAGTAGCTCTGGAGCGTCTGCGAGTCACCAATGGTGTACGCATCCGGGCCGAGGAAGAGCGCGGAATAGACATTCCCGCTCGACGCACCTGCGCCGGTCGTAACCTTAGCGTCCGAAGACACAATGAAGCGCACGCCTGCGAACTGGCCGATCTCATTGGTGAGAAGCGGCATGTTGTTCACATACTTGTGAGCTTCGATCCAACCGTTCACGCTGGTGTCTGACACAAGGTCATACTCCTGTGAAGGGTGGATGATGCAGCGGTACGTGCCGTCAGCGAACTGAGGAACGTTGCTGCCCTTAAGCCGAGCAACCATGTTCTTAACGAACGCGCCCGTAAGAACGCCAGCAACTGCAACTGCGCTGTTCGCCGTGTTGGCGGTAAGCGTGGTTGCGCCGGTGGCGCCGAAAACGGCGCTGGTAGCGGCCGAGCTGTGAATCGTATCTCGGACCATGACATCCATAGAGCGAGTCGCCTGGTAGGCAATTCGCTCAGCAGCGATCCCAATGAGATCGTGTGGGTTGTCGATCTGGGCCAAGTCCGTCACGGCGACGGTCGAACCGTACTGATCAGCCGTGAAGAACTCGCTTGAGATCGTCAGCGCCTGGTCAGTTGGTGCAACACCTTCCGAAAGCGTCGTCGTAACGACACCAAGGTCGGCGTAGCGTGCATATCGAAGGGTGTTCGTGCCCTTCACAAAACGCGCAGGAACGTACATCCCTGGCATCGCGTGCACTGCACGTGCGCGCAACTCCTCTTCAGCTCGTGCCGCAACAAGTTGCGTTACAAGATCAGAGAAGTTTGTGGTAGCGGTACTAGTTGTAGCCACTTTATTACCTCAATCTTTACTCAAAGAATGGATTGCCAAGCGATTTCATCTCGTCGGCGATTGCCTTCGAGTCGCGCTTGGTATTAACTTTGGGTTCAGATCTTCGTGGGTTGTTAGGGTCTACAAAAGATGTCGTCTCCGCCTCACTGACAGAACGCGCATCGGCAATAAACTTCTCGAAGGCGGCAGCCCTCGAGTCTTCATCTAGTCCGGCAGTGTCCTGTACAAGTTGATTGTAGAGAGGATATTCTCGTGCGAGCCTTTCCCTCTTTGCCTGTTCCCTGCTGGATTCGATCTCGCCCTCTAAGGCCTTGATGCGGAGCTGAGCCTTCTCGTATTCGGAGAGGCTTTGCTCCTCGATCTGGGCCTTAAACTTTGCTAGATCCTCCAGTTGGCGCTTGGCATCGTCAAGCTCTTTCTTGGTAGCCGTCAGCGCCTGGTCCTTACCAGCAAGACGCTTCTTCCAAGTGGTAACGTCCTCAGCGCCCTGAGTGGGTTCCTCGGCCGCAGGCAAATTTTCCTGCACGTCAAGGTTGACCGACTCTGTGACGACTGGTGTCACGACTTCGTCCGTCATGCGTTCCTCCTATTTTTCCAGCTAGCAGCTTTGTGCTGCTATTGATCTGGCTCGTTAAAATCGACTTCTCCATCGAAGAAGTCCCAGGCCTCTGAAAATGCTCCAGAGACCTGTCCAAGGACTCCGTATAGTCCTTGCTCACCTGCTTGTTCAGCAAACTGCCTCCCGACATAGCCCAGATCAAACTGAGCTGGCTCTCTATTTCCCGTTGGGGGCCTCTGGGATCGCTGGTACTGTGCGTATGAGCGATTCAGCCACCTTGGTGCACCTGCAGAGATGTCACCCGGCATGCCAGGGAATAGTTGTTTGAACAGGAAGATTGTGTCTGATTTGGTCGCAAACTTTCCAAGTTCGGGGTCCTGCTCGAACACAGTCGCCAGATGGTCCTGTGCCTCTCTTACAAATTCGTACCCAGCAAACGGCCTGGTCCGGTTTGTGAATGGGAACTTCACAAACAGCGCCCTAGCGAACTCCGGTACAACCTTGCCTACCATGTATGAGAGCGGGTAGAGGCCCAGGTATGGGTGGTTTAGGCTTCGCTCGAAGGCTGATCGCCTTGGATTGTAAAAGTGGATCCTGTTGGCCACGTCGTTGGCATCCCTTACGCACTCCTTGAATGCGCTGAGGAGAACCTCTTCTGGGCCATGGATGTCTAGTAGTGAGTTAACGGACAATTCTACAATACGCATATCCTGTGCGTCAAGGCCTGCCCCAGAACGAAGCTTCACGATGACCCTCTCCATGCCTGGGAAGTCTGCCCCATAGTTCCTGTGCTTTGCCAGGGAGGCAGCAATCTTCTCCTGGGAGAACCCCCTGAATCGCCCCTTGTCGGGCATTCCGTTGATTACACCCTCAAGTAGCTTGAAGTCCCCCGCGGTCTCCACTGAGAACTGATATGCCTCGTCAGATGAAGCCTTTAGGCTGGCCAAGGCCGATGACGGATTAATCTCGTCATTGATGGCCTTGTTGATTGCCTTAGTGATCATTGTGGTATCGTTCCCGGCGGCTGCGGACTTGTCCACCAATGCGGTCAGCTTTGCCACTGCCGCCCTGGCGGTTCCCATCTCTGCAACTGTCCCGACTGGGAGAGCTGCGATTCTGTCGACCTCGTTACGCAGCGCAGCTGCGGCCTTCTCAGACCCTGGTCCAGAGAATGCGAAATTGCGAGGCCTGGCTGAGTCAATTACGGACACAGGGTTTACCCATCCGCGAACGGACTCATTGAGAAGCTGCACCATGGCAACCTTGGGATTGTTGGTTCCGTATGTCTTAGAGATTGCAACCCATTGCTGCGGGAACTTATACTTTACACCATTGGCCATTTCTTCTAGGGCCAGGTTGAAAGTCATTTCCAACTTTCGCTGTTGCTTCATTGGGTATGGGTTGAACGCCGTGTTGATCATCTCTCCAGGTCCGCGAGTAATTGCATTCCTCAACTGCCCAATCAGATTGCGGCCAGCTTCGCTCTGCATGAGCGTATGGGCCTGGCTTCCCTGCAGGAAGATAACGCTCTGTGCAATGTCTAGGTCTGATGCTAATGCCGAGTCTCCAGTTCCAATTGAAAGCGCCGCAACGGATGGGTCTACCTGAGGCCCCTCTATGCGGTTGGCAAGCTTAAGCTTCTCGCCAAGCTTGGTCTCAACAAATGGAAGATTCCTGGCCCACCCATGTTTTGCTTGGTATTGCGGGCCAGTTAGCTGGCGCTGAATTCCGCGCATGTAGTTGAAGAAAGGAGACTCAATAGCCTCCTGGATATAGAACAAAGGGTTAAGCTTGAACTTCATGTTTGGGTATATGAAGTCAGTAATAACAGCCAAAGCCGGGATTGAGACTTTTGCCCTACCTGTCGCAGCCTGAGCCGTTCCGACAACATCCCTGCTACCAGCGTATATTTTCATTATTATTCTTGAAGCAGACCCTCCACCGGCCTCGTCGACAACCTTCTGAAATGATGTTCCAAGCACATCGCTCATTACGTCTCGAACCTCAGCCTCGTCAATGACAAGGGACCTAGGGGTTCTACGCTTTCTCATGGCAAGTTCACCGAGCCTCTGGACTAGTCTTCGTGCCTGGATGACGCTACCGCCGTGTCCCGTGACGATCTCAATGGCGTTGTCCAGTTGCTGCTGCTCAACTACCTTTGAGGATATTGGCGTTAGCCAACGGTCCGCAGCCCGACGGAGACCAGACCTCTTGAACGTATCCACTCCGATATCGATACCTTCGATGGCGTCTTCCGTGGTGTCGACAAATGGCATTATTGGCTCGTCTACAAACTCTGCGCCATCGTCTGTAGCGCGGGCTACTCCTCTTCGAATTGTACCAGATTCAGGAGAGAATCCAAGACTGTACTTTCCTGCGCTGAGAGCCTTTTCTACAGAGTTACCAGCACCCGGTGCGATCTTGTTAAGCATGTTCTTTAGGGATGCAATCTCGTCTGCTCCGGCCTTGGTGACGAACTGCTTGCTTGCAGAAATCTCATCAAGCACTGCCTTTAGCTCATCCCAGATGGACTTATCGGATCGACCTAGTACCAGGCCAAGATCCGGGAAGTATCCGACGATGGCCTGGGCCAGCTCGTCCTTCGTTGTGGCGGCCAAGATCGCAGGCCGTAGCTCGTCCGGCAGCTGAGCTGCAAGGGTTTGCTTTGCCTTCTTAGAATCCAGCTGGTCGGCAAGCGACAGGATCGTTTCCAGGCGCTCCTGGGTAATCGAGTTCGCTCGAACAAGGTTCAGTCGTAGGAGCTTAGCCCCTTCCTCAGTTGCGAGGATAGCCTTAATCTCATCGAATGCCTTGACGGTTAGTGATGTTCCGATGATCTCTTCGAACTTTACCTTGTCTCCTGCAGATGCTGCACGCATGGCTGCACGCAGAGACGCTGCGGTTGTGGCCTGTGATCCGTAAGCCGCGATCTCAGCCAGCTGTACTAGCCTGGCCTTTTCCTTTGTAGTAGTGCCAAGCTTTTTGTATAGCTCACGGAGAAGTGCCTGGGATTCGCTTGCAGCGCTTGGAACTAGTCCACCTAGTGTGGCAGAGAGTGCGCTTCTGCCGCCGACAGTCAGGGCTGCTGAGGCCTTCTCTATAAACAAACTTTCAAGAACTTCGTCAGACAGGTTCTCATAACGTCGTGCACCCTCGCTGATAAATCCGGTAGATTCGTCAATTGTGTCAGAAAGCTTTAGGCCACCAAGCTCCTGGATCTTCTTGTAGTCTCCTCCAGCAACGGCTCCTGCCCTGCCTGCCTCTGCTCGAGACCATGCGTCTGCCTGCTCACGAATGAACTGGCGCCTTCCCGCGTCGTCAAAATTCTTGACCTTGGCAAGGAGCTCTGCGCCGCCTGCTGGGTCTGCAACAAGCCCTGCCGTTGTGAGTTCTCCAAGAATAACGTCATCAGACTTTCCAGAACGAATGCCGTCAGATACCTTCTTGATTACCTGTTGGGCTCGGTACCTACCGACATTGCTTGAAGTTCTAGAGAACAGTCTGGACATGGAGAATACAGTTGTCTGCGTGAGTCCGCGTGCAAGCGACTTGGCAAAGTTAGATGCTAGGTCTGATCGGCCAGCGCCGTCAAGGCCCTCAATAACGCCCTTGGGCACATCGCCGAGTGAGCGTAGCATTCCTATTACGACTGGGGTTCTTACAGCGTCAACAAGAGCTGACAGCGGCTTTCCTACTTTGCCTATGGTAGCGTCGTATAGCTCCCCGGCGATTCGCCATCGGTTGAGGAAGTTTAGGTCGTCTTCCCCTATGTATGACCCAACAACCTCCTTGCGGATATCCCCCGGACGCTTGCCAAGCATTGATTCGTATTGTGGGTCTAGGACCTTCCCGGCCTTGGAGGCCTTGGCGATATCGTCTGCCTTGGATAGCGCTACGTTTTCTAGCTTTGCCAGCTTCGAGACGTGCCTTGCGGCGGATATAGGAGCAATTGGGTTAACGTAGTTAAGAGGATCTGATACTAGGGCAAAGCCGAGATTGGCTGCGGTGTTGTCGCTAAACGCCCTGTTACTGCTCACAAGATGGGATACAATGTCCCCGAAGCCATCGCCTCGATTCATTCTTGCCTTTACGTCTTCTGGAAGTGGGCCGAAGACCTCACTTGCCCTGACTGCGGCAGAACCAGCCTGGACAACCTGGCCGGGGATAGACACTAGGTCTAGGCCAACCTTGGCCACGTCCTTTACCTGGGCAATTCCCTTGACTCCGACTTCGCCGAAAGCGCCAAGGCCACCAGCTACTGCCTTGCCAACATCGCCAATTACAGGGACCTTAGATATCGCATCGGCAATACCAACACCGGCACCAACCACCCCCTGGAACAACCCGCCGATTCCGCTAAATACGGTTTCAACCGGATTAGAGGGATCCAGGTTGACCCTAATCTTCTCGGGCTCAGGGGCTTTTTGCCTTGGCAGGCTAGGCGGTACTGGCATGTTCATGCCAGACTGGCGCTGTCTGTTGTTCGATCCAAAGTAACCCATCAATCTACCTCGACGTTGCGGTGCTTGGCGAAATGTTTAGAGGAGCTCTTTCTCCGGCCCTGAAGTCAATCAAGGACTTCTCTACCTGTGCTGGGGTAAAGGATGGTCGGACTACCGATGCCTTGAAGGATGGAGCAGCTCCTAGGCTGCTTCCAGTATAGGAAGACCTTGCGGAATCCCCAGGGGTCATTTCGGATGGAGCAGACATCTGAGAATACCTGAAGAAGTAGTCGCTTTCTGTCTTGGCCATTACGCGTAGACGCTCCTGCTCGGACTTAACCTTGCTGAGATCTTCTAGCCTGGACTGTCGAGGGCCTTCTGGGGAAACTTTTGTAAAGTCTGGGACAGAACCAAGACCAGTGCTAAATGGATTTGGGGGAGGAGGTGCCGAAACCGCACGTTCGTAGTCTGCCGCAGCCTGAGCTCCTCTGTAACGGAGCTGGTCTAGCTCTGACTGGTCAATAGGTTGTCCTAGAGCCGCTCGGTTCTCGATGGCCTCTTGGCGTCGGAACAATTGGCTGCCAACAGCCTCCCGAATCATTTTGCCGCCATCTCCAGACATCAGCGCATCAAACTCTGTTCTACCGATTCCTAGCTCCCTAAGAGATTCCAGGTCATTCTTTACAGTGATCTGGCTTCCTCCCTCACGGGTAGTATTGTTTCCACCTACATCGATGCTGCCAATACCGAATAGGTCTGAAGTAGATCCGCCTATGGTAATATTTGCAGCTATCCGACTTGCAGTTTCGTTCCTTGACAGAGCTTTTCCAGGTCCGCCCGCAGTTCCGTCCCATACATCATTTGCGTATTGTGAAAAGGAACTGTTGGCCTGGAGGGCGGCTCCGGAAAACATATTTAGCTGTGTCCCAGGCACTACAGCAACAGAAAACTGGTCAACGGCATACTGTCCGTTTTCTGCACGGAATATGTTAACTCCATTTGTAACTAGCCAGTTTTCCATAATATCTAGATCTACCTTGTAGCCGTCGTTGGTAATAAAACTTTCCTTGACGTTACCGTTGTCGTCAATGTCAAATATTACTTCCCCAACGGGTTTCCCGTTTTGGTCGCTAACTACAGACTTTTGCTGCATTGCGAGGCTGTTCACTACAGTTCCGTCTGACAGCGTAGTGCTGTAGAAAAATGGAACACGGTTAGACGGGGCCTGATCGGTTACAACCACTTCTGGAGTTCCAAAATCATTAATAACTATAGTCGAGTATCCGGCTCCAGACCTAATCTTTTCATCGTCTAAGTAGTCCTGGGCAATCTGATTAATTAGATCTGCCGGAGCCCCTGAGACGAATAGCTCACCGGAGTAAAGCTCTGAGAGTCGTGTGACTTCCATCGGCGTAAGCTCTGAAATCATAGTCTTACCACCGAACTCATCTGGGAACGGTACCTCCCCGTTCAGGATGCTAATCACGGCAGAACCAGCGGTTTCAGCAGCAGATCCTTCGCTAAGCCTTCGGGAGTGCGCCCGGTATGCGGCTACGTTCGCAGATGGATTGCCAAGGGCATTTGCGCTGTCATTGACTAGGTCAACTCCACTGTCTGTGGCACGCTCTACATCGTTGTACAGGCCGGCAGGTCGAATAATCTCGTTATCCCAGCTGGTTGCAAGGTCTTTGAAGAAGGTTCTGTCGGCTGCGTTTAGGTTCGGATCTCCGATTGCAAGCCTGAGCTCGTCCTTAGTATTGTATGCAAGGTCGTAGAGGGCACTGCCGGTAAGGGGCTGCTCGCCAAGAGTTACTCCTGCACGAGCTGCCGCAGCCAGGATGACCCCCTGCTTCGTAGCATCAAGGCCAAAGAAAATCTTGACCCGTGGAAGAGACCCTGACTCGTAAAACCTCTGGGCTTCCTCATTTGTTATTCGTCCTTCTCGCTGTGCCGCCTCAACGGCCTTCTCAAGCGCGTTAGACATGAGTCCAGCTCGACGGACAATTATCTTGTTTGCCTTGTCTCGAAGATCCTGTTTTGCATCGGCAGCAGCCTGCTTGGAGGCAGTTGCAAGATATGACTGGATGTTGCGGTATGTCTTAGAGTCCTTCGTTATTCCCATCTCTTCCGCTACCTTGAGCTGGCGTCGATAGAATGTCGAAAGGCTACCGGCGCTAGCGCTGCGGGCCTTCATGTCGTCGTGTACGTCGTTGAAGTTAACAATGAACTCTTCGGACGTATACTTCATCTTTGTTGCTTCGTCAGGTGCGGCCGCCTTAGACTCGCGCAGGAATGCAAGGTATGACTTTAGGTCCACCTTCTCACCGAACGCGTAGGTTCCGTTATTGTATGCGTCTCCGTATACGGAGAGTATCTTGTCTGCAGAGCTAACTCGGAACTCCGCAAGCTCGGCCGATAGCCGGTCTCGCTCAGTGGTTCCTTCTGGGTAAGCCTGGATCATTTGCTCATAAAAAGCAACAACAGAGTCGACATTGACAGGTTCGCCACCATAGGTTGACTCATAGTTCGCGTTACGCATGTTGGCGTCAAACGCGGCCAGTAGGGCAGCTTTCCGGGAAGCCTGCTGCTCCTTGAGTATGTTGTAGATTAGGGTTGTGAGGTTCTGCGTGCCAGATGTGGCCCGGCGGAACCGTGCTCGTCGCTTAGTTCTGATTGCCATTATTCCTCACTCCCATTCTCGACTGGAAGCTCAAGCCCCATCGGGAGCTGAGCGCCCGGCTCGGCGTTCTCTGGGAGCGCCTCTGCCGGTGGATTTGCTGCGTTCTCGAACGCGTTGAGCCCTGCTCCGGCCGTTGCCGGCGGGTTAAGAGTTCGGAACGCGTTGAGTGATTGCTGTTGTGCCTGGAACTGACCCTGAGCCGCCTGCTCCTGAGCCTGTAGCTGCTGGGCCTGAATGCCCTGCTGCTGCAGCTGCTGGAACAGCTGGAGGAGGTTGCCCATCGTCAGCACGGCTGCAGGATTGATGGTCGCATCAGTCTGCTCGTCGCGGATGATGTCAAGCTCGCCCTCTGGGTCCTCAACACCAACACGGTCCATTGCGCGTTCAGCGCTCCAGATGCGGTTCTGTACGAGGTTGATGGCAGTCTGCGCCAGCTCGAGGGTATCTCGTGGAGTGAGCTCAGGCGGGATGATGTCGATACGGTACTGCTCTTCAAAGATTTGGGCAATAGCCTTATCCTTTGAAGCCCAGACACGTCCGGAGAGTGTCCATACGTCCTTCATCCACTGGTAGAAGAGCTTGCGCTTAGGTGCGATTCGTGACTCATAGTTTGCAATGAGGGACGCAATTGCCTTAGATGAACCAAGGACGCTCGTCGGCGCAAGGCCAAGGAGCAGATCGTTAAGTCCGGTGACCACTGCGATTTCCCGGTCGATACGCTTGTTGTAGTCCTCAATCTGGAACTGAGGGATGAACGGCTGTAGTGCGCGGAGCTCGTTACCCGGGCCTGGGGCCGCAACCTTGTTAGGCTTAGGCAGGGCGTTAGGCGGTACCTCGTCAGGTGCCTCGGCACCTATGAGCTGCCACATCTGGCCACCGACGACCGACTGGATCATCTGGGCCTGATTGGTGATGCGCTCGTCCTTCTCTCGGAGAAGCTGCTCAACGTCGTAGAGCTCTGGCTTACCGTATGGGCTGCCAGGGACCTTGCCGTTCTGCACCATGATGTAAGGAATGCTGCCAGCATACTCTGGGTGTCGCGTGTGCTTGACCAGAGTATTTCCGACGTAGATTGCATTCCAGACCATCGGCGGCTTACCGGCAGACGTAGGAACCTTGTACCAGTAGTCGTATACCTCTACCTGGAGCTGCTCGTAGACAGTCTCTCGGCGGAGTGGATTTCGCTCGAACTGATTTTGGTACACCGTGCCGAGCGGGTCGTCATGAGTCCCGGAGGTTGAGTACCCGTACCATTTCTCGCCCTGCCTGACTGGGATGATGTCGATCCCGAAGTCTTCCTTCACTGCCTGTGGCGATAGGCCATAGCAGTACAGGGCCCAGTCTAGGCGGGTGTAGTCTGAGTTACCGAACCCCATGTAGAGGTTTTCTGGCTGCTCGATAATACTGACAGACGGCATGCGCATGTTGGGGTCCCAGTAAATCTTGGCCGCCGTGTATCCGTATAGGCTCTTAGTAAGCGCAGCTGTCTCGAGCTTAAGGTCCATGTTCTGCTCGTGCCACCACGAGAAGAATAGGCGCTCTCGGTTGGCAGCATCCTGCCTGGCCTCCTCTGTAGGGGCCTCGGGGATGTAGTGGATTACTGGAACTACTGCCTGCAGTGAAGATGGAATGTTTACGTACGCTGCGTGAACGTTGACCGACACGTGGGCGCGGCCGGCTAGCCTTGCGCTAGGGTCCTCGGCCCAGTGATCAGCGCCACCTAGCGTGATAGTATCTGGATGGTACATCCTGTCGAAGCGACGGAAGATGCTGCGGAGTCGGTTCTGCTCCGGCTCCAGCTGCTGCTTTCGTGTAAGGATTTCTCCATATAGCTTGAACTCTTCGTGCTCCTCTGGGTTTACATCCTGCATCTCCAGAGACTTCTTCAACATTGTTACAGAATTTGACTGGGACTCTGTAAGCTTGTCCATTTGAAGAGGGGTGTAGTTCTTCTTTATTGGCGTTCCGCGCCCGCCGGACGATGAGTTGACCTTTGTGGGTGAAGTCGATATAGGGGATCCGCCAGCAATTCCGGAGTTGAGAACAGAGGATGGAGCTGGCGTCCTCGACTCTCCACGAACCTTAGCAGCTGACGCAACGTTCTTTACGGCAATGCCAGCTTGCGGCATTCTTCCAGGCTCTACCTGTCCTCGAGAAAGTCTCTTTGCCTTGTCGATAGACTTTCCAATTTCTGCAACCTGGGAGGCAGGTGCTACCGCCGGGTCAGTTGTGTACTGCCCCGGTACTCCCTTGCCATCTACGAAAGAACGCGGTACGCCTCTTACCTTAGCCATTATTCAGCAGCTCCAAAATAGGAAAAGGCCACGTTCGCCGCGGCCTTCTCGGGATTCCTTATTGCATAGCGGACGGCGATTGCAAGTGCCATTACGGCGTCCTGCTCAATCTTCTTGTCATCTAGTTTGTATGCCAAGAGCTGCCTCCGTAAATCTTCCCAGATGCCCCCTCTTGGGAACTTGATCTGGCCCTTGTCGATGATTGTCTTTAGGTCGTTTAGTAGCTCGAGCTTCTTCGATTTAGTGCCACCAAAGTCGAAGTCTCTAAGTGGTTTTATGATCGAGAACTCTTCGCGGAAAAGCTTTCCGCCCATCCCGGTAGAGTCGACTACCGTTGTGCACTGTGCGCTTGAACTGTAAAGCAAATGCCCTTCCCGGACCATGTTGACGACCGCTGTGATCGTTTGCTTTCCAGAACGCTTTCGCGCCCTGACTCCTTGCATTGCGACACGCTTTGTGATGTCGATTGTGAGCGCCCATGTTGCGTCGGACGAAATACCAGGGTCACAGCCCTGGACGTAACGGTGAGCCGACTTTGGCGCATCCTCGACCTCCAATGTGCTATCGAAGCAGGCCTCGACTCCTTGAGACGAGAAGAATGCCTTACGGGACTCAATGAAGTATCCATCTACGTTCTGGGGGATTAGGTACTCAGCTTGCTGTCTAACGACCGCGTCGAAATCTTCCTGACGTAGTCCGTATCCGATATTGTCCCTCGTGGACAATCGGAACGATATGAACTGGTCGTCCCTGGTTGGGTTCTCCGGGTTTCCCATCTCCCAGAGATCCGAGTAGTCGTTGTAGCCTTCGGTTGGTGTCCCGATGAAGTGGAGCGGCCCACCGGTAGACAGGCGGCGCAAGTTTAGAACCTCTTGGTAGATTGTTATCAAGTGAGGCTCGAAAGCTGCCTCGTCGAATGATATCCCCTGCATGTCCTTGCCCAGGAGCGCCTTCGCCTTGTCCTGGGTCGTTCGGAAGTGGATGCTGGCCCCGCCCAGAATTGGGTTGAACTTTATCCACAGGTACTCCCCTCGGTACTTCTTCTCAAAGTCGGCAACCTTGCCGAGCTCTTTTGTTAGGGGGCAACCGCGACCCTTCTGGGCCGGATGCGCACCCTGCAGTATCATTGCAATTTCGCGGTGAACAAGTTCTGCGGTCTCTTGCTGGATGCCAACGTGGTACCACTCGTACGGGTCATTGATCCACCTGATCGCATCCGCCTGATCTCCTCCGGAGGGAGGTCTAACCCCGAGTTTGTAGAGGGCATGATGAAGACAGACAACCGCCATCGCGAGCGTTTTGCCGGCACGATTGCCAGCGGAAACGACGGTTGTGAGGTACCTTGGCCGGAATCCGTCATCTGCACGGTCTGCACAGGCCTTCCACCATCTGACTTGTCCAGGGTTCCCCTTGATACCGAGCCAGCGAGAAGCAAAGAACTCGACGTCACTGCGACCGCGAGCCAGATCGAGAGCGGCTTGTCCTTGGACAGAATTCAAGATCCCTTCTTCTTCTTATTCTTTAGGCGTTCGCTCATCGCACGCGCCTTGGCCTTAGCGTCCGATTTGCTGCTGGCGCCCCATGCCTGTAGGCTGAGTAGAAGTCTTGTAGGCTTGCCCTTCTCGTCCCTCTCCGGACCGGGCATGCCGCCCATGCGGGCCAGGAACGATGCCCTGCGGGGGTTATCCCCCTTCTTGACTGGTGCCTTCAAAGTGCCGCCGGTCTCCGCCTTGTAGGAAGCTCTGCCCTTGGCGTTTAGGCCACCCTTAGGGTTCTTTCCTTCTTTTCTCTGCCATGCTGCCGTTCTAGCCAACTGCTTCCTCCGTAATCATCTCCGGCTCTACCGGAGTTGCTATTCCTTCTACTACGATGGATCCACCGAGTATCGATGCCAGGGTCATGGCCAGATCCCTATCTGCGCCCTTCTCCTGTCTCCTGTCCAGAATTTCCTGTGCCCTCAGCCCTTCTGAAAGGGTGGGCAAGAGCTCGCCGTTTTCTATTGCGGAAAACGTGTAGTCCCGGACAAGAGAGGCAAGATCGGTTCCGGAGGTTGGCTTCAAGGTATTCTTTCGCTTCTCCATTACCTTTATCGCAGCTGCCTTAGCCTGCTCAAAGTCTGTGGTTAGGTGCTCTCTTCGATGCTTGCCAAGAGTTATACGGCTGACGTACTGACCCTCGGACTCCAGCCAGCTGCTGATCCTGGTATCAGGCATGCCCTCTTTCATTCTTTTGCCAATCATTTCGGCAAAAGGGCTCCTACAAACGTGGCACCCAGTTAGTATTGGAGCCAGATCTATAGACTTCACTTAAATATCGAACTGCTTCTCCGCAGCTGCCTTATCCTCAGGAGACTTTTCCTTGATCCCGAACGCGCTGTTCTTTGGGTCAAGGAACTTGATGAGTACCTGAAGGCCTGATGCCAGTCCTGCGGACAGTACCGTGCGGAAGTCTCCGCCCGTGATGTCTAGGAGCGGGATGCCAAGACCGAGGGCGACGGAGATGGAGACCGTGATGAAGGTTCGTCCGAACTCAATCAACGCCTCGTCTACGCCTGTGTTGTCAATAACCCAGCGGATGCCCGCCTTGATGTCGCTATACATTGGGACTCCTTACTTCCATTCCACGATGGCAACGTGCTTGAAAGCCGCGCCACCCGTGATCTTCTTCTTGCTTGCGGCAATCTGCTTGAGCTGCTCTTCGGTCACA